ATTCTTTTGCTATATCTTCTGTTGATTTACCATCTTGTTGCATTTGATAAATTTTTTCAAAAGTAGATTCTGTTAAATCAGAAGATTCTTTAATAGTTTCTTCTGTTACTTTTTCATTTTTACTAGAAAGATAATTGCCTACAGTAGAGATGTAATCAGTTGCTAAAGTAACTTTAGATTGAACCCAAGCTGGTAATTGTTTTTCATAGTCGTTACCAACGTAAGCACGAAGCATTTCAATACCTCGTTCTAATTCTTGTAATTGATTTAATATCATACTGCCTTCATCATCTAACATATTACCCATAGCAATTGCAATGTGATTTTCTTTTACTTGGCTGTACGCTTTTTTTGATTCTTTTATAAAACTCATATTATTTCTTAGCGTAATCTTTGAAAGATAACATCTTACCTTTAACTTCGTCTATTTTAGACTTATAATTATCGCCGTACCTTTCTCTATATTTATCTATTGTAGCATTTGAATTAGCCCATTCTTCTATATCCTGGGTAGTTATTTGTTTTAAATTATCATCAGGTTTACTTGGTTTATAAGATGTACCTTTATAATTAGGGTCATAACCCGGTTCGCCAGGTGTTGTTTTAGATGTGTGTTGAGCATAATCGTGGCCTATATCATATGCTTCTTTTTTAGTATCAGTCATTTTAATTAATTCCTTTTTTAATTCACCAAACATTTTTTTCTTTTTTTCTTGTATTAGTTTAGGTTCTTCTTTGATTTCTGAAACGGCTTTAAATCCGTAATCTACGTCTAAGTTATATTCTCTTACTGCAACTTCTTTATTAGCTGAAACTGGTATACAATCCCAAATCCAAGATTTGTGTAAACTATTATTCGTATCTTCTAATACAATATAATTTGTTCCTCGTCTTATTACTTTTCCAATTATATTTAATTTGGTGTTATTCACTTGTTCTCCAATATTAAATATTACTTCTCTAATGTATAAATCTCTTACTTGTTTAGCTTCAAATTCTTGTAACGTTTTTATTTTATTTTCTTGTGGTTCGAAATTAGAAGCTAAACTAACTGATAATCCCATACCTTTTCTTACATCAAAAAATAATTCGTTCTTTTGTTTTTCAGATAAATTACCTGGAACTCCTCTTTTGAAATTTTTTAAATCTCCTCTTTTTGCATAGTCTCTTAATTTACTTGCACTCATTCCAGTTACGCCTTCTTCATCTGGATCTCTTTCGCCAGCAGATACTACATCAATCTTTTTAAAATTATAATATCCGTGTCTATTTTTTTCATCATTATATTTGTTTAATATAGATTTAAATTCTCCTACTCTATCACTTCCTACAACCATAGTTATTGATGTGTAACCCATACTATAAATTTTTGTTGCTAATTCTAATACCATATTTGTTGGCATTACTAATATGTGACTAGCATAATTTTTAAATATCATTTGCATCCATTTTAATTTGTCTGATGGTGATAATGGATTTTTAACTGCGTCTTGTGATCTACTTATAAAGATTTTATAATCTGAACCTTGACTTGCAACTGTTCTTATAAGTTTCTCGTGGCCTATTGTTGGTGGATTAAATCTACCAAAAGTAAATGCGAAAGATTTATTTACTCCTTCTGTTATAGGTTTATCACCGTGCATTGTTATTGGTTCCATGCCTAATTTTTTTCTATAAACATTCAATTGTTTTATAATTTCTTTTTGTATAATAGAACCAGGCATAGCTTTCATTGCTCTACCTGTTAATTTGTACATCATTACTCTATCATCTTCTTTATCTTCTGTTTGTATAGATTGTATTTCTGCATCTGTTACTTGTCCATCTTCTAATATATCTTTTAATTCTTTATAGAAAGTTAAGTAATGATATTTCTCTAACATCTTATATACAACATTTTTAGGTAATTGATTTTTTCTACCAAATGTTTTTATTTCTTCTGGTGTCATATCAGTAGCAAAAGCATCAGCTCTATCTTTTAATACTGTGTTACCAATATCAACTAATTGTTTAATACCATTTTCTATTTCATCTAACTTTTCATTTATTAATTCTTGTAAATTTAATATGTCATCTGGATTTAATTCTTTTAATTCTTTATAGTCTATAAGGTCTCGTTTTAGTTCGCCTTGAACTACATCAATCTCTTTAACTCTTTTTTCAAAATCAGCGGCATAACGTTTTGCATCAAACTTAAATTCTTTTGCTTTTCTTATAAATGTATTGTTCTTAATATCAAATACAGCATCTGCCATCTTATCGTTTGTTTCTTTTACATTTGGATCTGTAATGATATAATAGTTAATTGGGTGTTTAGTTCCTGGTACCAAAGCGCCATTTATATTTCTTAATGATTTAGCTAATTCTTTTCTTATTACATCTCTATCAGGTAATGGTACATCAAATAAAACATTTACATCTAAATCGGCATCATCTCTATAATTTTTTGTAAGTATTGAACCTACTAAACTATATTTTAATACAGGTCGTATATCATTAAATTGTTTAATTTGGTTGTTTATAATATCTAATACACCTTGTTTTAATTTTGGATTATCTGTATCAGCATTATCAAATACACCTTTAGCGTAAGTACGTCTAGGTATATCTATTACTGCTTCTTTAATTAATCTAAACATCTTTTCTTCTTGCCATTCTTTCTTTTGCCATCCATCTTTTTGCAATATAACTTTTGATAGGTGTGGTTAAAAATCTTCTTACAACTGAATTTACTTTATTCATTGTTAGTGTAACTAATTCTTGTTCTGATTTACTGTTATCTACTACAACAAAGTTTGCTAAACCAAAAAGGTTTTGAAATCTACCTATATTATTTTGAACTGATTGCCAAGAATTTTTAGTAATATATTCTGGTACAACTCTTTCTCTTTTAGCATTTCTTTCTAATGCAACTTCTAAACTTGTGTTTACAAATACCATATAACAATCGTAACCTAATAATTGTAACGCACTAAACTGGCGACTGATAATATTGTAATCTCTACCTGTGGCATCTATAACTAAACCTAATCGGCCTTTTACATATAAATCTATTTGGTTATCTACAATTGCCTTTGCTCTTGTTCTTAATATATCTCTAAAATATTGTTCTTCATCAGGCATAGATAAAGATAGACCTGCTTTTCTTAAACTGTTTTCCAATACTATATCTGAATTAACTAATTTTAATCCTGTACCTGTAAATACATTTCTTGCAACAAAAGATTTGCCTGAACCTGGCCCTCCAGCTAAAAAGAAAGCCTTAAATATATTAGGGTCATATAAGCCTTCTGAAAGTATTTGTTCGTATGATTTCATTAATCTACCTGCATTGTTCTTGGAGTATCAAATAAAATACCATCAAAGGCAGCTGTATAACGGCCGTTATTACTTCTTGTTGTTAATCTAACATCTATGTCAGACTTTTCAGGTATACCAAATGGTGTTGAAAAATTATATTCATACTCTCCGCCTGAGCCTGAAACTTCAAAAGTATGTTGTATTCTAAATGCACTTTGGCCAAAAAATCTAACAAAAAAGTTACCAGTGCCATCAGCACCTGATTGAGCAGAACAAACTCCTTTTGTTAAATATAAAGTTTTACCAGCGGGTACAGTGTATATACACATTAATGTTTGAGCTAACCCCACATTAATATATAAAACTGGTGTTGATGAAATTCTTACCTCTATTGCTCCAACATTATTAGCGCCTGTGCTAATGTAACCTCTAAACACTCTTAAAAATGTTTTTGTTGTTGCACTTGTAACAGTATTTGATAAAGTAATAGTATCTGTTATGAAATTATAGTTACTATCTAAACCTTCAAGTGTTAATACTTTACCGTTATCACTTGCATTAACGGTCTGTGCTGTTAATACACTTGCGCTTGAAAATGATGACCAAGGATAAACTGTATCATTTATATCCCAAATTGTGCCTGTTGCACTTTGTGACATAGCAGGTACAGCACCAAATTTATGTAAACCAGAGGCGCCTTTTACAAGACCTCTTGCAATTTGTATAGATTGTTCTGTTAAATATCCTACTGCCATTTAGCAATTCCACTTTCTTAATGCCAATGCCTTACGAGTCGGTCTTCCTTTATCGTCTTTCATTGGGCCTGGATTACCAGACATACGAGCACAAAATGACTTACGTCTATTATATGCTTTACTACCTTTTTTTAATTCTGATGGTTTTTTTGTTACAGGTGCTTTTAGATTACTACCATCTTTACGATTAAAGTAATCTCTACCTTTTTGTGTTAGACCTCCTGTAGAACTTTTATATCCTTTTGCATCTACAGCAGCTTCATTTATAAATTGTTTAAATGTTTTCATATTATCCTTTTACCCAATCACGTGCTACATTAAAATTAGCACGACTAAATTCTAATCTATCTACAAGTTTAACTGCCCCTCTTACTCTATCAACAGCAACATATCCTTCTGGATTTGTAACTCTATATCCATCAGGTGTTCTCATAAAATGCCCTATTGATTGTATTTGATTTAACTTACGTATTAAAAAGTTTTTTGCTCTTTGTAATGATATCCAACTTGCGATTGTATAATAAATTCCATTTTTGTTTTTATCTATAAAATTTAAACCATTATCTCTTATTGTTCTGTATTTATTTTTTGTTTCTTCTTTAGATACTGCATCAACTTCTTGTTGTAACATATTTGAATAATATGATCTAAATGATTCTACTAATTCTTTTACTCTAGCCATATCTCCTTGCGAATTACGTATATAAAAATTAAAGAATGATTTTAGTTTATATCCTACAGCTAAAGGATCAGATGTGTTGAAGTCGTTTAGAACTGGTTGTGCTTTTTGTAATGAACCTTCAGCCATAGAAAGAATACTATCAAATTGTACTTGTTCTGTTTTACTAAATGTTGCTGAACCTGAAGCGTCTTTATAAGTGGCGTCTGTAACAAACACTGATGCTAATTTTGGAAATCCTTTTATAGAACCAAAGCCTCCTTTTAAATTTTTTAAATTGCTTCCGTGATATACTGTATGAAATACTATACCAATTCTAGCTTTAGATATTCTTCTACCTAAATCACTATTTACTGGTACTGCATATGTAATTGTATTTGGTGTAAATGTAAGATAATCTTGTTCGTCTATATTAACTGTTTTTACATCGCCAGGAGTAAATAATAAATCTCCTTGTAGAATTCCTGTAATACCTAGTTTAGATAATTCTCTTAAACATACTATTAATTTTTGTGCTAAAACTCCATCGTGATTTTTCATTATATCACCTGTAGAGTAATTGACTTTTGGAGTTACATTGAATACTGATTTCGTACCAACAAAGAATTTTCCGTTCTCGGGATTAATGCCACAGATAACAGCAGGCGCACCGTCCCATTTTACTGTTACGTTTAATCGGCCACCTGTATGACCTGTCAGCATTTTTTTGATTGACTTTAGAAAGTTAACGGCATCTTTACCGCCTTTTGAACCTCTATCTATAATAGAATCTTCTAAGTGTTCTAAATGTGTATTAGTACCTTTAGTAACGAATCCTTTAAAACTAAACATATTCCTCTCATATTTCCCATAAATAAAATCAAACTATCCATACACTATATCACTTAATACTATTTATACATACATTATTTTGCAAGTACAAACTTACCAGACAGTTGTGTTCTGGCTGTAGTGTACAGGTATACTAATTTACAAAACTGTGTTGTTTTTTCATTCTTTTGATTATACCAATTCTTTAATATGGGATTGACTGCGTTAGTTATAGTCATTGCACTTAGTTGTGCTCTTTTATAATCAAATATATCGTATTCATATTTTTTATTTTTTAAAATTATAATTTCTTTTTTAAACTCTTGTTCTGCTATATTAAATGCTTTTAATAATTTTTCTGATGTTGATTTATCTACAAAAGACATTAATTCGCAAAACATTTTCATACTACCTATAGAACCTCCTCTAGAAGCTTTATCTATAACAGCTTCTATTTTATAAGAAGGAGTTGATGGATCGTGTCTCATTTTTATTTTACCTCCATTAGATAAATTAACTGTTATGTCTCTTGTTTCTCCTTTTGCAGGATATTTAACTATCTTATATGGTTTCCAATCATTTACACTTACAATTTTTATATCTTCAATTGCTTCTAGTTCTTTTTTTTTATCAAAATTTATTCTTTCTATTTTAACTGTTCCTGGTGCTAACTTTAAAGATAGTGGTAATAAATCTCCTGAATCTATTAAAGAATTTGTTATACTATTTAAGTTTATAAAATTATATGAAGATTGATTTGACTCTGCTTTGTTTAATTCTTTTTTAAGTTCACTTTTGGCTTTATCACTTGCAAAATATATATCTGCTGGATTCCATTTATTAATATCTCCAAATTTAAGTTGATTTTTAATTGTTATAGGAGCTTTATTTGCAATTTTAAATATAGAAGAAATAGTACCCATTATCTCACTATCACCTCTAAAGTAAAAAATGTTTTGATATCCAGGTGCTTTAATTTTAAAATCATTATCTATAAATGATATTTGATTGACTAGTGCAACAGCAATATTTACTGAGGATATATACCAAGGTTTATTTTTACTTAAAAAATCATCTATTTCTTTTAAAGAAACTGCAGGCGTAGAAATTCTGGAATGTGCGGAAGATATTATTTTATTATATTTTAATTTAAAATCTTCGTATGTATTAAATTTTTTAATATCTAATACTTTGTTTGATTCTATTGTTCCTAATTGATCTGCTATTGAACAAAATAATGCTTGAGAGCTTTCTTGTAATGCTGTTTTGTCGGCCATTTATATATTTATAGATGACTATTTAATATTATCACAAAGAAATTTAGGTATACCACCATTAGGATGCCATTGACGATTAGCATTTTGAAAGTCTACCAATTCAGATATATCTTCTTCAAAAAAAGATTGTCTAACAATTGTACCTGTTGGTTGTTCAACTGCCTGCCAATAGATGTCACCTTTGTTCTTAATCATCTTTTTTTCATATGACAATTGTTCGCCTAGGTGACCAGGTCTCCTATCGTTTCTATGAAATCTTACTTTTTGTTTTTTCATATTTTAAAATCCGAAAACTTATCGTAACTTGTTTTCATTGGTATTTCTTTTTGGTTACTATCTACAATGTTCTGTGCATTGTTAGATACGTCATACAATCTCATCTTAGCTCTATCTACACCCACAATAAAAGAACGATTGATAGATGGATCGTTATAACGATTCTTTAATTGTTTAATTTTCATTTGACCTAGTGCTTCAAGTTCTTCATTAGATATTAAAGCAAACATAAAGTCAGCAGTTGCTGGAAGACCAAACGATTCAGAAGTATCTTCTAAACCAATATCTGTGCTTACAAAACCTGTTCTTGTTGTTTGTGTTGCACTGAAGATTGGTAAATTAAACTCAACTGCAAGACCTCGTAGTTCTTCGGCTATTGCCTTAATGAAGAAGTACGAAGAAATATTACCACCTTTAAATCTACTGCTTGAACATATATTTAGATAATCAATAAAGATAACATTAGGTCTAAATGATTTCTTTAAAGCAAGTTCATTGAGTAATGCTCTAAAGTGACCAGCGTGTGCTGATGCTGTTGGATATTCTTTTATAATTAGTTTACCAGCAGTCTTGTTTCTAATTTTTTCAATCTTGTCATCATACAATTGTCTAGGCATACTATGTAAATCGTCCATAGTTACATCTAAAAGATTGGCGTCAATACGTTCTGCGATACGTTCTTCTGCCATTTCCATTGTAATATATAATACGTTTAGACCTTGTGTTAGAAAACTAGAAGCACAGTGACACATAAACAAAGATTTACCTACACCCGTACCTGCAAGAGCAATGTTTAAAGTCTTAGGAGGTACCCCACCTTTTGTAATACGATTTAAGTATGTCAAATCAAATTGATATTTCTTTTCTTTAGTATGATAAAAGTCAAATCGTCTTGTTGCATCTTCTATATAATCGTGACCAATATGATTATCAAAAGAAACGGCCAATGCATCTGCAAGAATACCAGGTATTGCTTCTGGTGTAAGTTTAGGATCTTTTTTATCTAGTATTTTAATGCCTGTTAATACTGCATTATGTACTGCACGGTCTTTACAAAACTTTTCTGTAGTATCTAGTAACCATTGTAGGTCTACACTTTCATTTGATATTGTATCTAGTAAATCTTTTACTGATTTAAATTCATCTTCATTTATATCTTTTCTTTGACCTAGTTCTATAACAAGAGCTTCTTTTGTAGGTATGTTTTTATATTTGTTTACGAATATATCTATTTCTCTAAACAATAATCGTTCATTACGATTTGTAAAGTAATCTT